ATGGCTTACTACAGTATTGAAAAACGGAAGACCACAAAAGGCGAAATCAGATATCGCTGCACAGTTGCCGTCAAGAAAGAAGGCGCAATAATTTACCGCGAGCGTGAAACCTTCGCCAAGCAGTCCGAGGCCAAATCTTGGGGTGTTATCCGGGTTGCAGACATCGAAAAGAATGGCGTTCCCGTCGCAAAACAGAAACAGACGACGCTTTTTGGTGAGCTGTTAGAGCGGTATATGAATCACCCTAACATCACTTACAGCAAAAGCAAGGCGTCAACGCTCAGCCTGATTAGCCGTAGTGAAATCTGCGAGGTGCCTCTGAGCGAGTTCACCTCTAACACTTTTATTAGTCATGCAGAATACAGAGCATCGCAAGGTGCTGGGCCTTCAACTATCCGTAATGATATTACCTTCATTGGGGCAATCCTCGGAGCTGCGGGCCCAATGTTCAATATTGAATTTGATATGGACTGCTATAGAAAAGCCAAATATCAAATGAGCAGGCTGGGAATGATAGCAACTTCACAGAAGCGTAGCCGGCGACCGACATCTGAAGAAATTAGCCAGCTTCTTACCGCGCTTGAAGCTCGAGCGGCGGGTTCTTACAAAGGCATCCCTTTTCACCGCATATTCCTTTTCTCGATTCTCTCCTGCATGCGCATTGGAGAGGTGACAAGCCTCCGTTGGGATGACATAGACGAAAAGCAGAAAGCCATCCTGGTCAGGGATAGAAAGCATCCCCGGAAAAAGATTGGCAATCATATGTATGTTGCGTTGCTTGGAGAGGCATGGGATATCGTGCAGGAGCAACCAAAAAACAGTGACCTGATTTTCCCCTTCAAACAAAAACGGATAAGTATCGTGTTTGCAGAAGAGAGGAATAAGTTGGGCATTGAGGATTTGCGTTATCACGATCTGCGCAGAGAGGGAGCAAGTCGGCTATTTGAAGCTGGTTTTGTAATTGAAGAAGTGGCCCAGGTAACAGGGCATAGATCGCTCAAGACACTGTGGCAAATTTACACAGAGCTATATCCTCGCTCGCTTCATGACCGCTTCAGAGAGCTGCAGGAAAAAAGAGCCGGTGTCATTGCTGACGCTGGAAAAATGCCAGTTAAATTGAACGTTGATTGAGGGGCCAACCTGATATGTCAAAATTTGAAACGTCTTACATTGGCCGCAAGCCGGAGCTGACTGGGGTTGGGGTGTTTTACAGCGCAGTAGGTAAAATTCTGGTGCTGGACTTGCGATTAAGAATTCTCTGACGGGATACATTGATGATCCGCATAATTTTCCTGACCTGGAGATTAACAAACATGCAGATTTGACGTGAGAGTTACTGAGTATTGAAAATACTTTTCTAAATTGGTGAATTTTACACTAAAGAATAATTGGGTCCTGACGATACTAGGTTTGACGGCGCAGAAGCCGAAGGGGTTTAAGCCCAAACCTAACCAAATGACTTGATTAATAGGAACTTTTACCATGGCTCAAGTAATCAACACCAACAGCCTCTCGCTGATCACTCAGAACAACATCAACAAGAACCAGTCTGCTCTTTCTTCTTCTATTGAGCGCCTGTCTTCTGGTCTTCGTATCAACAGCGCGAAAGATGACGCTGCTGGTCAGGCGATTGCCAACCGCTTCACCTCTAACATCAAGGGCCTGACTCAGGCTGCACGTAACGCCAACGACGGTATCTCTGCCGCGCAGACCACTGAAGGCGCGCTGTCAGAAATCAACAACAACCTGCAGCGTGTACGTGAACTGACCGTTCAGGCGCAGAACGGCACCAACTCTGATTCCGACCTGTCATCAATCCAGGACGAAATTAAATCACGTCTGGACGAAATTGACCGCGTTTCTGGTCAGACTCAGTTCAATGGCGTGAACGTGCTGGCGAAAGACGGCACCATGAAAATTCAGGTTGGCGCGAACGACGGTGAGACTATCTCAATCGACCTGAAGAAAATTGACTCAAAAACTCTGGGTCTGTCAGGCTTCAACGTAGATGGCGCACAGAAAGTTACTAAAGGCGAGCTGGTTTCAGATTTCGGCGCAACTGGTACCGATAATTACAAAGTTGGTGCAGATACCTTTAACGTTGATATTTCTACTGGCGCAGTAACTAAAGGTGGCGTTGCACAGTACATCAACTCAGCTGATGGCACTTTTACTAATAGCGCAACCACAGCTAACACTAGCGAAGCAACTAACATTGCAAATGCTATTAAAGGCAAAGCAGTTGGTGACACTGTATCTTATAAAGGCTTGACCTTAACCATGACGACGGCGGGAGACACTGACGGTAATGGTACTTTCTCCACAACAGTAAATGGCAAGAGCACTAGCGTTACTATTCAAGATGCAGCTACTACTGCCGCGTTTAGCAGCAACGGAATCTATACTGATGCTTCTACTGGTCAGCTTACTACTGCAAGCACAGTTGATAACGTTGCAGCGACTCAGAAAGACCTTGATTTGCAAGGCGCTACCAAAACCAACAGCACTCTCAGCATTAATGGTAAAACCTACACTGCTAACGCTGCTGGCGATGAAGTGACTGCTGATTTCAGCGCAGACCAAGATGGTTCTGATGTACAAGCTGTATATCTGGGTAAAACTGCTGGCGGTAATGCAACCCTCATTAGTGCAGACGCAGCTAAACTTCAGCAGTCTACCTCTGACCCGCTGAAAGCGCTGGACGCAGCTATCGCAACGGTTGATGATTTCCGTTCAAGTCTGGGTGCAATTCAGAACCGTCTGGATTCAGCGGTAACTAACCTGAACAACACCACCACTAACCTGTCTGAAGCACAGTCTCGTATTCAGGATGCTGACTACGCGACCGAAGTTTCAAACATGTCTAAAGCGCAGATCATCCAGCAGGCGGGTAACTCCGTGTTGGCGAAAGCTAACCAGGTTCCGCAGCAGGTTCTGTCTCTGCTGCAGGGCTAATCGCTCAAGGCTCCCCGGATTTGCGGGGGGCTTCATTTTTCAACCGTAAAAGCATTGCTATTACAGTGTGTTTACTGATGAAATACTCTCATCTTAAAGTCTACTTTTAGGTTGCATAGTTGTCGAAATGATCAGGCGTCAAGCATACAAGTTTCAATTGAAACCTAATCCAGAACAGATTGCTTCTATGAAGTCATTTGCTGGTGCTTGCCGTTTTGTCTACAACCGTGCTCTAACTATGCAAAGCGACGTCTGGCGAAATGGTGATCGCTATATCCCTTACAATAAAATGGCACCTTGGCTTGTTGAATGGAAAAGCCAAGAAGAAATGTCATGGCTAAGCAATGCACCCTCCCAGATCCTTCAGCAATCGCTGAAGGATCTTGATAAAGCGTTTAATAATCTTTTCGCAAGAAGAGCAACTTTCCCATCATCTAAAAAGAAAGGGAAAAATGATGCTTTCCGTTATCCTACTCAGCGTGTGAAACTAGATGAAGCAAATGAAAGAATTCAGTTGCCCAAGCTGGGATGGGTTCGTTATAGGAAAAGCCGTAACATTACAGGAGTAATCAAAAACGTCACAGTTTCAATGAAGCTGGATAAATGGTACGTCAGTTTACAAACTGAATCCGAGGTTGAAACACCGGCACCGTTGCAATCTTCAATAATTGGACTGGACACCTGCAATATCGAATGCCTCACCACTTCTGAAGGTACCGATTTTTTGTCTCAAGCAACTTTACCAAAAATGGAAAAGTCTCTTGAGAAAAGCATCAGGCGTCTGCGCAGGAAGAAAAAATTCAGCTGTAACTGGGTCAAGCAGCGACATAAAGTAAACCGCCTGTTGCATCGCATATCTAATATGCGTAAAGACCATTTTCATAAGATTTCAACCGTACTTAGCAAAAACCACGCAATTGTCGTGATTGAAAATCTTGAGCATGCAACTTCGCTTCCTAACCGCTCCCTAGGCAAAAAAGCGGCTGCGGTATATAATATCTATGAGTTAAAACGCCAACTTGATTACAAGTTATCTTGGAATGGCGGACAACTGGTGACCGTGCACGAGCACGACAACAATCTGAAGCAAGTTGAAGCTGACAGTGCTTGCACCGCCTATGGTGCAATAAGAGCTAAGAAAATTTTAGCGGCAGGGCATGCCGTGATTGCCTGTGGAGGAGTGGATATGTTGCGCCATCCGTTGAAGCAGGAACCCTCAGAAGATAATGGTAGTACCGCTATCTTACTGTAAGCTCGGTTTAGTCCGCGCCGGATGTCAACGTCTGCCCTTAACTTTGGTTAGCATTTATTTTTAGAAGTGCCAGAGGATTATGCACGACGCGATCGTTAACCGTCAGCCTGCGTTGAATGTAGTCCTGCGCCGGAGACTGAAACCCCATAATCAGAGACCTCCGTTCGGGTTGAATACCTGGAATGTTCGCTCTTCGCCTTCTTTGGTAGAGATGTCTCGAAAGGTTGACGTGTAAATTTCAACCCAATGGTTAGCCTCCTTCTGTGTTAAGTGCCAGTTCAGGCGCTCCAACTCTGTGACAAAATCAACGGTGGTTACTGTGTATCGGCCTTGCTGATCTCGTTTAATGGCATTTCTAAAAGCTGTTTCTTTTTCGTATTCGCGCGGCATGCATAATTCCCTATCAAAATTACTGTATATGTATACAGTAATATCAGCAAAGGGTTTTATCAAGATAGTCTGCTTCGGTTTTACTATTGCCTTTATGAAGCGGGTTTTTGGAAGGTGTTAGGGTAAGTGGCTAAGCTTTAGTCACCCCACCCCGCAGCCTGCTCAGAGAGGCGCGGTTGAGTCATTGCCCCGTAGCCGAAGCTTTTTTTCATAATTTTCACTTACAGATTATTGCTATAACACAAATGTAATGACAAGATCCGCGCCTTAGCATTTTAGGAAAATCCTGATGTTTAACTTTTTCGTTCGTTACGTATCGGTTGGAGTGGTTAACACCTTGATACATTGGGTTGTTTTTGCAGCGCTTTATTTCGAAGGCCTGTCGCAATCTAAGTCCAACTTTGCGGCCTTTTGCTGTGCTGTTACGTTTTCATTTTTTGCTAACGCAAAGTGGACGTTCAACTCTGAAGCGACAACTATACGGTACCTGCTTTACCTTTCCTTCATGGGTGGCATGGCAGCCGCGGTTGGAGCGTACGCCGATAAGTTGCAATTGAGTCCTGTTATAACGCTCGTTGTATTTTCAGCAACCAGTCTGGTGTGCGGGTTTGCTTACTCTAAATACATAGTTTTCAGAGAAGGAAAATGAAGATTTCATTAGTCGTTCCCGTTTTCAATGAAGAAGAAGCAGTGCCAATTTTTTACCAAGCGGTTCGTCGTGACTTGACTGGATATGAGGTTGAAATCGTCTTCATTAATGATGGAAGTAAAGATTCAACAGAAGGCATCATCAATGCCCTGAGCATCTCTGATCCGCTTGTAAAAGCTATTTCATTTACCAGAAACTTCGGTAAAGAACCTGCCCTATTTGCAGGACTTGAGCATGCATCTGGTGACGCTGCAATCCCAATTGACGTAGACCTTCAGGACCCGATAACTGTCATCCCACAACTCATAGAAAAGTGGATAAATGGCGCTGATGTTGTTTTGGCTAAGCGCATAGATCGCAGCAAAGACGGTCATTTAAAGCGTAAAACTGCTGAATGGTTTTATCGCCTTCATAATAAAATCAGCTCTCCAGAAATTGAGGAAAATGTTGGTGATTTTAGGTTGATGTCTCGCGAAGTAGTTAAAAACATAAAGCTACTTCCGGAGCGAAACCTATTTATGAAAGGCATATTATCTTGGGTAGGCGGTAATGTTGACGTAGTCGAGTATTCTCGCGCAGAACGAGTAGCTGGCATATCTAAGTTTAATGGATGGAAATTATGGAACCTTGCGCTTGAGGGGATAACGTCATTTTCCACCTTCCCGCTTCGAATGTGGACCTACATTGGGTTTTGTGTCGCAGGCCTTTCTTTCGTTTATGGGGTGTGGATGATAATCGACAAAATTTTCTGGGGCAATCCCGTTGCTGGTTATCCTTCGATACTAGTGTCAATTCTTTTTCTTGGCGGAGTGCAGCTAATTGGCATCGGTGTTCTTGGAGAGTATATCGGAAGGATATATATTGAGACAAAGAAAAGACCAAGATACATAATTAAAACAGGAAGTGAAAATGAATAAAGAAATATGGAAGTCAATAAAACCTGAGGGGATTATTTTCATTGTTGTCCTGCTTGCTTTTTGCCCGGCATATTTATTCAGCTATGCATTTAATGATGATTACGCATTGCTTGGTCAGGTTTTAGCCGGTTTCTGCGATACGTTTAAGTGGGATATAATGTCTGGAAGGCCATTGTTTGCTTATCTACGCTTAATGGCTTACAAAGTAAATATTGACTTGATGGACCTTGCTTATCTTCGCTATTTTTCTGCTATGTGCGCGGCAGGCTTCTCCGTTCATCTTTATATGTTCTTAAAAAGAAAATCGATTCTGGAATCAAATTTCAAAAGGGCTTTTCTGGCATTATCTCTTGGCTTACTACCAACCTTTCAGGTGTATACATCATGGGCAACATGCTGCGTTTATGTGATGGCTACTTGGTTGTCACTGATGTCATACGACTGCCTTTCTGGAATCAAGTCTCGTTACGCGGGTCGGCTTATAACTTCTTTTTTGTTAATATCTGCTGCGTTCGCCATTTATCAGCCTGCAGGGATGGCACTTCTTGCTTTCGCATTTATCGAGGTTTGCCTTTCAGAAAAAAAGGTTGACGTTAAAAAATGCATTCTCTCGTTTGCGTTAACTGCTTGTGGGGTTGTAAGCAGTGCTGTCATGACTAAAATCATTCCACTGATGATGTATGGCGAGACGTTCCAGCGCGCGGCTTTAACTCACGATCTTATTGGGAAGATGAAGTGGTTTGTTTCGGAACCAATGAGAATAGCTCTTTCGAACTATGACATAACCCTTTCCCTGTGGTATTTAGTTATTAGTATCATAGTGACGATCGTTGGTTTATTCTTTGTCTTCCGCTTAAGTGATGGAGTATGGAAACTGCTGCTTGTCGCAATGTTTGGCATAGGAAGCTTTAGTCTTAGCTTGATTGTTAGTGAATCTTGGGCGACATGGAGAACCATGCCTGGGCTAACAATTATTTTCACCTCATTATTTATAGTCGGACTGCTTTCAGTCTGTGACCGACTCCCAAACTTTGGTTCTACGCTCGCATGCGTTTTAGCCGCAGTGATAGCTGCCAGTTGTTCTTACAATATTGTCCGTGGGTTCGTTATTCCTCAACGCTCAGAGCTTCAGTCGCTTGCTGCTGAATTATCAAATAAAGTGAGCAAAGATTACTCAGGAAAAGTAATGATAGACATTACAAATCCTACTTATAATTCTTTTTCTAACGTGCAGCGAACGGATGAATTCGGAAATATTTCGTTAGCCAATGAATGGGCTCCGTGGGGCATGGCTTTATATTTGAAGAATAAAAAAGGCTTTTCATTTGAAATACCTTACAAACCAACAATTAACAACCCGAGTCAGTGTGTGGATAACTGCGTAATAATAAGCACGGGCTCTGCCATGTTAAAATCCACAACAGATTTTTAATGCTTTAGCGCAGTTCCCCTGCGCTAAATTACCATCTAAGGATGTTCCGGCCAAATAATTTCCGGCGCTTTACTGATATCTATAGCTTGAACTTGCTGATAATACTTCATCCATGTTGTCAGCAAGGCCTTATCTGAATCAGTAATGATCCCCAATATTAGCTGCGTCTGCCACGGCTGAGTGTTGGCATTTGCTTCAGCCAATAACGCAGATTTTATAGCCTTCGCGTTATCAACTGTAAGGAGAGCAGGTTTTGGCTCCCCCTGTATTACCTTTCCATCAACGTATTTTGAGTCTTGCCCAATAGACTCGAAAACGTCATCGTTAACTTCCTGAAGCTGAGCTAATATATATCCTTCCGCTTCCTGTTCGCTTACCGCGACCATCATTCCGGTAACGTAGCCGTCGTCATCAGTCTGAACAAAATATCGAATAGGGAGCGGCACAATCTCTTCAGTTGCCTGAACTTCGTTGCTTTCATCAGTCATTTTTTAATTACCACACAGCCAAAAGGTTAACGTTTAAAGCCGCGCCATTGTTGAAGATACCGCAGTTATTAGCCCCAATGCCATTCAGCCAGCACTGGAAAGCGCCATTAATTGCGGTGACGAACACTGCAGGCGCTGCTGAAAAGCCGGCAGGGAAAGTCCATGTAGTTGTAGCATTTGCCGCAAGCGTTAGGTTCTGTCTGCACCACTGTCCGCCACCAGGCATTTTTGTCCAAGCCCCATTCCCATTCGTTCCTGACTGGAACTGATCCAGGCGAACGGCATGTGCCGCAGAGGTTGCACCTCCGACAGAGAATTGAGTGAACTGATTTCCAACAACAGCAGCATAGCTCTGTAAAACAAAATTCAGACGGTCATTGTTAACGCCATAGGAACCAGTGCCACTATTTGCCATCTTGAATGACTGATCGGCATCACCGTTTAGATTGGCCTTCTGCCTTAGACCAGAATTCAGAAGTGATACTGGCACTGCAGCATTGTTATCGTCCGGCGCACTTGATACCCTAAAAAGCTGATTATATGAGCCTGATTTTGGTGCGAACAGGGCACGAAGCGCCGCTAAAAGCTGGTCGTTTTTATTCCTGTCCAGGGCGAATCCGGCAATCTCAATAACACCACTAATCTCCTCCTGAATAGAATCAAAAAAATCGGCATCAAGTGCAGTAGGAAGTTCTCCTGTCTGCGGGTTCCCGCCCGTAAATCCGTTCTTACCTGCACCAAATTTATCTTTCTGGGCAGTAGGTGTGTCAATGCGATGCATAATTACTCCATGTATTTAAAAATAACGTAGGTGTGCGAAGGAGCCAATTTCATCAGTACGCATTCGGCAATGGTGTCGCCCCACATGCGCAGACTGTCGGTGCTGTTACCGATAGCCGTCATCTCAGTAATCTGCGTAACGGCTGGCATGTTCACCTGCCAGTAGTAGCGCCAGTCGTCGCTATACAGTGAATCAGTGCAGTTAGACAGGCAGGTAAACTGGCTTTTGTTGTAGCGGGTGATAGTGACACCCGTGTAACCCAGCGCCTCAAGTTGGGCAAGGTAGAAAGCCTCATTGATGCCGCCCGCCAGGTTTATTTTTGCATCCAGCCGCTGGCGCCTTTGCTGCAGAGTCTGAACGCCGGGTGGTGCACAACTGTCAGGAAGTCCGCTTATCTCTTCATAACGGTCAATAAGCTCCGTTACCGTACGGGGATCGAGTTCCTGCATTAGCGCATCACCACGACCGTGAACTGCAGCCAGAGAAGGTGCAAACCCCGCCAGCAGCAGATCATCTGCATCCCATGCGGGGCCACGCGGAAGAAGCGCCCCCAGCATCTGGTTATACTGAGCTGTCAGGTCCATGAAATACTCCCCACCACCCCTATCTCACCCTTTGCAATCGGGATGTCCGCAGTTGGACTGACCAAGGTGTGACTGTATTCACCCGCGGCGATGCTGATTGCTTCACTGATGCGGGACGGCTTAAGCACTCCCTCTGGCACGCCGTCACGCAGCATCATCGAACGCAACTCTGCCTCAACGGCATATCGGACTTCCGGCGTGTCAGGGTTGAGCCGAATCTGGAAATCAACCACATGAGCAGAGGGGGCGAAAACGTAGATGTCTGCGCCGGCTACGGGTGCACGCGGTTCGATATAGGCATGCACTGCTGCCACTGTGGCCGCATCCGGAACAGGATTAATCAGATCGCTGCTTGCCACCATTACGCCAACTGTACCCCGGCCGCTCCAGTGCCGGTAAATCCAGGCGCGTGTGATGCCAGGCACCTCTTTAGCCCATACCTCATAATCACCATCAGCGCCCCCCTGCGGGGTCCAGTACCATCTCTCTATGATGCGCGCCCGCCAGACTTCCAGATCTTCAATATCCGCACCTCCCTGAATGCTGTCGGCCATTCCCGCAGACGTCAGGCCGGTAATGGGGCTAACCAGTCGCATCGCCAGGCCGTCATCGGTATTGCCAGCCTTTCCAGCCACATTGCAGATAACCGGCACGCGCAGTACGCCTCCCGCTGACGTGGCCGCCACTGTTGTGGTGTATGAGGTCAGATCATCGCGCTGGATAGTCACGCCGGCCGGGACGGTTATATCTTTTGCTGTCACGTCCCAGCGCACGTAGCCCGCTGCCGCTGTAGCCGCTTTGCGCGGGCAGCGCTTCATGTTGGCATGTCGCCTCAGCCAGTCCTCATCAGCAAGGTCTGGCAGAAGGTTTCGGGCGAGATAGTCGATATAGCCATAGACGGTGTGGATCGCTGCCGCCTGAACCCGTCCATATACTTCGGCATCAGTGCGGCGCAGTGCTGCCAGCGCAGAATCTGCCGAAAGACGGGTAAGGATATCGTTGCGTACGGTGGTGATTAACTGGGGGAGTGTCGGGCGGGTAAATCCACTGTCAGCCATTAAGTTCACTCCATAAATCATCAAAGGAAAATGCAGCCCGGTTACCGTCTTTCTGGCTGATAACCACTGAGGCGCTGAGGGTGCTGATTCCGGTCCGCTCAGCTTTTACGTCCACCCTTAACGCCACGCCGTCATCCACCAGCCATTGAAGCGCCTGGCTAATATATTCACGCGCTTTAAGCGGTGTTTTATTGGTGAGCGTTTGACGGCTGAGAAGATAAAGGCGGGAGCCGATGCGGTCATTCTGCACCGTCGGGAAGCTGTCACCCCACCAGCCGTTATCCTGCTCCGGTTTGTCGTCAGGCTCAGCCTTTCGCCAGGAGAACAGGGAGATAATCACGGCGCGTGTCAGAGGGTCTGGCGGCCATGTCACGTCGCGCTGGACGCCGTTAATCACAATAATCATGACGCCACCATTTTCTGCGTTGTCGGGTCGGTTGTGCCGCCGCCATCGCCATTCTCTTTATGGGTATGGCCGTTGTATGCCAGGCGCATTGCAGACATCGTTATTCCGGAGGAATCACACTTGTCTTTGATTTCGCCAGTGGACTCGATGTCCATTTCAAACCTTGCCTTGGGAGCATTAGTGAAGGTGATCGGCTTACCTGCACCATTAATAACGATCCCGGAACGGGTCAGCATCACCGACTGCCCCTGATCGTCATAAACTGCAATCTCTCCAGTCTTTAAGCCTTTAAGGCGGTAGCGCCTGTCGGAAACCACCAGCACAACGCCATGCGAGCGATCGCCATCGAAATAAGCCGCAACAGCCTCAGCCCCCAGAATCGGCGCAGCCGTGAATCCATACGGCTCCATGTGCTCGATATCACTCTTGCCCTCGCCGCCAGCCATTTCAACCTGAAGCATTTGGCATTTTGTTGCCGTGTTCAGGCCGCGGACCACGGCTCGAGCCAGAAGATTTGACAGCGCACGGCCCATGCCTGACATCGGATTAGCCATCAAAAGTCATCCTCTTCTTTCTTTTTCTTACGCCTGCCGGGTTTGACTGGCTCTGGAAGGTATGCATCCGGCGGCCCGACACGTATTTCGGTAATGGTGCCGTTTTCATCCTGCTGGTAAGTCACCTCAGCAATGACCATTTTGCGATTGTCAAAGCCGAGGATGGGATCAAAGACAATTACCTGCAGGTTTGGCAGCCAGAGAGAACCATCCCCCTGTCGCCAGCCCTGCACGGTATAAGTCACTTCATCGGTACGTGCAGCACGCTGGCGCATTTCGAACTCTGCGCGGTCGCTGCAGGTTACGGTGGTGGCATTGCCGGTCTGACGGATAATCATCGGCCGATAGCGCTTCAGGCCTCCGTCAATGGTTTTTGCTCTGATGGCCGTAGTTGTTGCCTCACCAAAGTCATCGTCATTACCCCGGCGCTGACCGGATACCTGATAGTCACTGAACCGGTCTCGAATGCTCTTTTCGGTGTCACAGGAAAGAATGTTTTCTCCCAGCACCAGCGCGGTATGCGCCTGCAGGCTTCCGATGCCGCCGATAACCAGATTACCCTGCGCATTGTCATATGCCAGCGCCTGCTGCAGTCCGAGCATCTTGTTGAGCACGTCCATGACCGTTTCGCCCTGGTCTGCCTGAATGCCCTGAAGTGCGCCTGACGCACCGCCCGCATCCACAACCGTGATGCTGAACGGCTTCGCCAGCTCTGCGGCTACCTGCGCCAGTGTGCGACCAGCATACTGGGACGGCGTGGCTGAGCAGTCGATAAGGTCAGCCGTTTTACTGCGCCCGGAAATACCCACGCTGATGCTGCGGGCGTCATACCGGACCGGTGTCGCCTCAATGTAGCCGGTCAGCACTTTGTCAGTGCCTATCAGCACCTCCACGAGGTCACCGTTTTTAATCCTGTTACTGCGGTTTGCCTGGTCGGTATCGCCCGGCCAGCTGCGGGTAATCTCAACGTTGAAGTCGCGGGCAATACGCTCAATGCCTGCGGCAATCCTGACCGAAGTCCAGCCGCCCCACTCCTGACCGTTGACGCGAAGAATTACGGTGTTGTTCATCGTGCCGGCACCCTCAGTGACTGAACCGGCACAAAGCCGGGATGGCGGATGCCGTTACGCGCGGTAATGTCACCGGCGCGGGATGCAGAGTCGTACCAGTCAGCGGCCAGCACAATAGCGGGCATAACCTGCGAAGGCGTGCGCTCCGTCATGCGCTCGGCCTGCTCCAGACGTGCTGAGATATCGCGGTTAAGGTCAGTACGTACGGTGACCAGCGCCTGATAAAGACCGTCATCAGAGACGCGTTCCATCTCAAGGTCAATGGCCTCATTGAGACTGTCACGCACCTGCGCAAGGTCACCCCATGTAATAACGGTGCTGTTACCCAGAGAGGAGGTTACGCCTGAAGAAGCAGAAACGGTCGCTGTCGCGGTGGTGTCTGAATCTGAAGCCGCATTGCCCGAATCAGGCCGTATGTTGCTGACGGCAGGATGCGAGACCATGACGGGATGCTGCGGGTCCTGCTGTCGGGTGGCAGCGCGGTTTACTGGTTGCGGTAGACTGGTAACCGTTGCAGCCGCCTCGCTGATGGCGGTGGTGCGTACCGCCTGCGCTACATAATTCCGCTGCGTGGTCTGCGCCTGAGCGGTTTTACTGTCGGTTTTCCAGACACCGCGCGGTGCCAGCCCTGAATCAACTGTAACGCCGGTCAGGCCTTTAATCATCGACATCAGGTCAGATGCATTTCCCGTCAGCCGCGTTCCGGCGCGCCACATGGTCTGTAGCCGGTTAACAAAGCTCATGCCGCTGGAAGGTGGCTTTAGTAACACAGACAGGTCACCTTGCAGCAAGCGTGATGCCGCGGTGATGCCTGAATCAACGTACTGAAATGCGCTGGTTACAGTAATGAACATGCCCGTTACTTCATCCAGCACACCGTCCTGCAGGAAGTCAGGCATGCCGTCCATGCCAAAAGCGCCGAAAGCCGATGAAATGGCGTCATCAAGAAACGTAACGGAAGAAGACAACTTTTGGCTGGTTGCCAGCCCAGCAGTGGGAAACGACAGCTCACCAGACTCAACAAAGCTGAAGCTGACGCGGCACATGCGCCCTTCGCTCTGCGAGTGGCTGACACGCACGGCATCGTCCACAACTACAGTCATTTCACCATAGTAGGGATGAACCAGCGTACACGGTCCCGGTTTCTCAATGGCTTCAATCAGCCGGTTGCGCTGCTCAAAGAAGTCATCACCAATCAGATACGCCTGCACGCTGAACCGGCGCGTAGCCCGGCCTAAATCCTCCGCCCATGGTTTATCGCGGTTTGGGTACTCATGCACCTGCACGCGGCGGCCAAAGGTTGCCTCATCGCTGTCCACCTTAAACGTGATACCACGCAGTGAGGCATCCTGCAGATTATCTTTCCAGCTCATGGCTTGCTCCGGGCAATAAAAAACCCGCCGGAGCGGGTTGATGTTTATTTCAGGTTTATCTGTATCGAATAGGAGTCGCCAGCTTTCGCGAAAAGAGAATTAGCCTTTTCGTCTTAAGACTCAAACCGCTGAACGCCTTTGAACTTCTCCAGCTTATTCTGGAAAATTGTCCTGTTGGTTCCAGTAAGATATTCATACGCTTTACCAGCCAGTTCAACGTTAACCTTATTCATCGATTTGTCTTCATTTGCGTAGAAATTAATAATTATCTTTTCAGAGCATGGTGGCTCATAAACGGTCACGTAAATCTGCGGTTCATGCTCTGATTGTTTATTATCATCAAACACATCTTCAAGGGACTGCTCCTTCCTGAAAGAATACTGGTGCCTTATCATCCCGCCATCTTTAAAAACCTGCACCTTTTCAGGACGTTTACCAATTGCAGCAATGAAGTCTTTTTCGTTAAACTCGGAGTAGCACTCACTGGCCGACACTCCGTTAACAAAAAACAAAGCCATTAAAATTGCAAACAGACGCATGCAGATATTTCCCTTAATTTGGTTTCGAGAACCGATTATAACCCACATCGAGATCAAACCAAGGAAGTGCGCTGCCTGATGGCTCGACACGCATTCCGGGAGGCGAGTTTTCGAAGGAGACCTTAATCTCTCCCTTCTGTGCTGTCGCGTCACTGCGCATCAAAGGACCACTCATGCTCTGCGGATTAAGCGGAACATCGCTACTCTTTAGCTTCTGCTCGTTGTTATACCAGCCGCCAGCTTTCCATCTTTTCTTAAGTGACTCCCAAAATGATTCGGTACCATCTTTCTGAGTTGTCGCGTCAGAAATCTCTTCCAGTTTTTTGAACATGTATAGCGCGACGGCTATTGAAACTGTCAGAGCGCTCAGCTTGCCTATTTTAGTAAGCACGTCGAGAAGACCGCTTGCTTTTGTTGTGGCGGTTGTGAGAGAGCCAATCACTTGCAGCGTGAATAACCCGGCCATTACTCCGCCAATTCCGGTAATAATGCCGTTTATACCGCCCAGGGATTCTGTCAGACCATCGATTTTGGTCCAGACCCTTTCAACTACCGGACCAAACTTATCCCAGTTAGAAATCAGCAACCCGATGCCTAGCGCGGCCAGGCGGAGGAATACACCCATTGGGGATAGTTTCAGCCCTCTGCCGACAATTCCAAGCGCAAAGTTTACGCCTAATAGCGCGAGCTTTACGCCAACGAATCCTGCAGCGATGCCAAATGCACCACGGATTACTTTTGGGTTTTTCTCAGCAAACTCGGTAAACCTCTCAGATATATCTCCAAGCCACGCTACCAATTTTTTAGCATCACCGGAAAATGCTCCACCGATAGCTGCCAGACCATTTACGGCTGTGCCAGTCATTGAATCCCAAAGGTTAGTAAGTGTGTTGAGCTGAGCATCCACACGCTTATTTAGGTTGGCTTGCCTTCCCATTTTCCCTTGGATTTCATCGTAACCACTTTTTCCCTTGTCGATTAGAGCATTCAATACTGCAAGGGTGTCACCATCATCTCCGAATATCTGCTTGATGATAGTGGTTTTTTGTTTGGTCGTTAATGACTGAAGCTTGTTCAATTGCCTGAACAGATTATCAATACCTCCAAATTCCCCCTTACCATCGGTAAAATCTAAGTTGATACCTTTGCGACTCAGGAGTTTGTTTGCGGCCTTCATCTTCTTGGTATCAAATCCAGCCTGAAATATCTTTCTTATAGCATTACCGGCAGTTTCACCCTGAGTCCCCATCTGATCCATCATAACTGCGATCGGCGCCAGAGCTCGCGCGGCAGTAAGGCCATCTTTGCTAACCATTTTTGTTACTGAGCTGACATTCGTAAAAAACGAAAGCATGTTGGTATCGTCGACACCAAGATAAAAAGCCTTTTGAATGGTATCGAACAACCCCATCATATCTTTGGACGCGGTGCCGGTTGCATCCTGCATTTTTGCCGCAAACTCTGCCGCCGCTTCTGGCGTTTTTTTCAGCTGTACCGCGAGATAAGCTGAGGCCTCACCTACACCACTGAGAATGTTCTGGGCCGGAATACCCTGCCTGACAAGCATCTGCATCATGTTCTGAAAGTCAGCAGTAGTACCAGGCAGTTTATTGCCAAGGCCTATAGCCAGCTTGTTTATCTTTTCGAAGTCAGAGCCCACAGCGCCGCTGGCGTCCATCATGGCAACTTTTAGCCCTGTTGCGGCGTCTTCCTGCTTGGCAAAGGCAACCAGAGAGCCGGTTAGCCCGGCGGCGAGACCGCCAGCCATAGCCATGCCGCCCTTGCCTGCTTCCTCTGCATCTTTACGGAACCGGCGCAGATTTTTCTGCATGCGGCCAAGTGCGGGCGAAAGTCTGTCAACGCCAGTGATAAGCGCTTTCAGTTCAAATTCAGCCATTAGCTTTTCGCTCCCGTTCTATCCGGTTCGCCTGGTCTATAAGTAACTGCAGGCTTTTCAAGTCCTCGCTCAGGACTTCCAGAGGATTTATGCGCCAGTAGCTGGCGCAATCAAAGTACAGATTCAGCAGCTCTTTAGCTGTCAGGCCTGAAGGAAAAAACCTGCCACTACCCAGCCAGCGGCATTCAGGTCTGATGGCGACATATCATCGACCGAGCTCGGCGGGATGTCTCCCAGCTGGCTGATGTATTTAGCCACGACATGCGCCAGCAGCTTCACCGACTCATCCTGATTCATCTGATAGGGATAGCCCAGCTCACGGACATCCTTGCCCGTTGGATCGCGCAGCTCCAGCACATGAATAGTCTCACCATGTGCCGTAATAGGTTTTGAAAGCTGAAGTTCACTCACTGATAGAATCCTTCTGAGCCGTGGAATTCGAGGTCTACCGTACCCTCTTCCGCATTGTGGTTTGCTTCACCGAACTGGAACGCTTCAGACAGCACGTAAACCATGCCGTTAGCCAGTTCAGCGGTGATGGTCATCTGGTCGGAATCCATCAGTTTGGTGACCGGGAATGTCTTCGGCACCTTGAAGGTGCCTTTGACGTAAGGCGCTCGGTGCGTCTCTTTGTAATCCACGTCACCGGCCAGGCCGATTACGTCATCACGAACTTTGGTATTCATCGGCACCTCAATGCCGCCGGTCAGCGACAGCTGCTGGCCGTCCACCTTGACGTATGCTGTACCCGCAATCTTTGCCATTACGCGGTCTCCTCGCTGTATTGCAGACGGAACTGATTAAGCAGCGCAAAGACGCGCAACTGATTGACATAATCCGGAGGGAACAGGACATCCACGCGGTTCGGGTCGCTGACATTGCGCTCTACCACCAGATGCTGCTTGAAGAGATCAAAGTTCTCCACGATACCGGCCCGCTCCATGGTGCGATAGCTGGCGCACATCTCGCCCTTCAGCACTGCAGGCGTCACGATGGCCTGACCCGGACCGAAGCGCGTACCATCATTTGCCAGCTTATGGCGCGGATACTTACTGGTGATGATGCTTTTCAGCTGACGGATAACGTAGGCGCTGGTATGCAGCGTTTCGCTGTCCAGGTAGCTGTTATCAGCCACCCCGTAGGCATTCTGCTTATAGGTGGTGATGTCACGCTGAATGCGAAGAACGCCGCCTTCACTGTATGCCGTTGCAATGCCGTGCATCAGCAGGGATTGTTGTTCAGTCAGCGTGAAGCGGTTGCCTGCCAGTGCCGGAAGAGCGCCGGTCAGTTCTCCGGTCTGGGTCGGACGCGCCGGATCGTTACGGATAAATACTGCGTTACGGGCAGTGCGCAGCGCCACCAGTTCATCTGCTGCTGTCTGAACACCAGTTTCATAACCGGCCACAGTAATGTGCTGGTTGTTCAGTGTGTCGCCGAACGCCACCAGGTCTGACAGTGTGCCAATCTTGGCCGTGTAGACGTGGCCATACAGCTGTCGCGCATAACTCCAGCGGCCAGAAGAGTCGTTCATCTCCAGCGCGATAGTTGCCAGTGATGCCGAGTCGCTGAACGGTGTGCCGATAAAATCAAACGGTTCATCACCCATTGCGGCCACGGTACCTGAAAGATCAGGCGCGCCGGTACCGTCTGCCATGGCGGTGATCGCAACGTTAACGCCATCTGGCATATTTTCACTGCCAATGGTGCCGTAATAGTTCATCAGCAGCGGGATGTCATTGCCGGCAAGGCCTTTATGACGCGCAGTGAGAGTGACTACGCCAGCCGCAGCGCCTGCCGTTACGGGAAGGTCAGCATTGGCGTTGATCACTGCGGCAAGAGTGGTTGCAATCGCCGTTGGCGCGTCACCGGTGACCACTGCCGCCTGGACGCGCGTTGCACCGATATAGAGACTTAACGTACCTGATGCCTGCGCATTGCCGGTGACAGTCAATTTGCCCGTAGCGGCTTCGCCTTCAGGTTCATCAACCGCGATTACCCACAGTTCGCCAAACGGGTCGATAGCACGGTATTTCGCTACCATGCGGGCAAGCTGGCTGCCCCGACCTGCAACCTTGCCGGCCAGCGCTGCTGAAGGCATGATCGTAAGCTGGTTTTTAGCGATGGTGCTGTCAGTGGATGCAAAACCAATCAGGAGTGACGGACCGCTGTCCTGCGTGGTATTCGCTTCGCTGTTGTCCATTTCCGCCCAGAAGAGCGGCACACGAAGGTTTGACGGAATGTTCGGGTAGCTGACAGACATTACTCACCGCCTTGTTTTTTAGTGTCTGCCACGGCTTTCTTCTCTTCCGGGGCGACTTTTTCAACATCCCCGGCCGCAAGGCGGCGGAGCCAGTAGCTGCTTTCTTCGACGTTCCGGCCCTCTGAAGGCAGCAGATCGCCCCGGGCAGGGTCTGGAACAGACCGCCCGCGCTTGGGTTTGATTTGCATGGTTTACTCGCTGAGGTTGATTTTGGTGTGGTGTTCGATGATGCCGTCAGGACCATTGCCCGGGTCGATATAATCAAAGTCGATTTCGACCGTTTTCAGCTCACCCAAGGCGTTCAGGTCATCCTGCTGGCGCGTATCCTCTTCGGTAATTTCCCGCGTCAGCATAAATTCGAACTGGTAGTAGAGGCGTCCACGGTCCATGTCCAGAAGTTGGCCGCCGGAATACGCCACCGGGCCCGCGTCGGCGTCCGGTTCCCAGCCCAGCAGCGCCTTCCAGATTTGCTGCCGCACATCATGCACGGCGTCATAACCGGCCGCCTGACCGCGTTCATCGCGCGTATTATCGAGAACCACAACGACAGCAAATCCTTCGGTCACGTTCTGCCAGTAGTCGGTCAGGGACTTCTGCTCGGCGGTGACGTCCTCAGTCGGCACCACATATGCCGCCGGCAGACGCATCTTGCCGGTTTCGGGGATGGCTTTAAACTCGGCCGCCCCGGCCACGTTGCCCGCGAACATGGGACATCGTGCCCGGAGTGCAGCGATCACCAGTGATAGCTTCATTTCTTTTTCCTTTCGGGACGAAGTGAGGTGCGCAGCGCGCGGCTCAGCACATAGCGCGTCCACGACTTGCGAGCCTCCAGCACTTCGGTCATGTAATTTTTACGCGGTGCGACGCGCCATCCATTACCGCCTGACTTTCCTTTATGGTGACTCTTTTTGCGCTTAGCGCCGCGCTTCACGCCATAGAAGAGAAACGCAGGGTAAAAGTCGCTCTCAATGAGGCGGTTACCCTCACCCCGCTTCTGGTTAGGCGCGATGCGCACCATCAGACCCGGACGGCTTTGGGATGCGCGGGGAACGTAATAGCCGATTGACCGTGCCAGCTTTCCGGTTCTGAATCCCGGATACTCACCGGGAGCAGATCGGCCGCGACGCATAACCAGACGCCGGGCATCACGCATATGCACCTGACCAATCTGGATAAAGGCGCGGCGCATTTTTGCCCGGTTAAAAACGAGGTCTTTAGGCTGCTGAAAATCAACGTGCAGAAGCGGCTTAGCCATACATCTCTCCGTCGCTTTCTACAGCCCTCAGCTCCTCACACTCCATCAGGAGGTAACGACCGGCTGAGTTGAGGTCGCGCAGGCGTTTAACGCGATACACGTAACCGCTGTAAACCACCTCAAAATCTGACGTTATCCCTTGGCGATAACGGATGATCATGTAGTGGGTTATGGTGTCATCAGCCTGAACAGATTCGTGATAGGTGGTAGCACCCACCTGCCGGACCTTCGCCCACACGTCCTTTTCATTCTGATAGACCGGCTCGGTGCCGTAATCAGCCGCCGCCTGGTCGATACGCTGGCGCAGGTGAATACGCTTATTCAGCTCGCCGGGATCGGGGAGCGTATAGACGGCACTGGTATTTGATGAGCGTCGCTGCATGCTAGTACCCCGACACCGGCAGGCGCCGTGGATAGAGCAGGAACTCAAATGCCTGTGGCGTCTCCGTCATCTCCAGCTCTGAAACTGAACTACGATGCTCATACCAGTGGCTGACCAGCATCAGCAACGCAAGCCGGATATCTTCAGTAATAACCATGCCATCGGTATCCAGCGGTGCAATATCAGCCACCGTTTTATACAGATTGCGGTTTAGGTAGGTTACCGCCTTCGCCTCTGCCGCCAGCGCCAGCAGCTCGAGTAGCCGATCTTCTTCGGTGAAGTCACTTTCAAGACGGCACTGCAAACGGATTTCTTCGAGAGTCAGCAGCATGTCCATGCCTTATTTTTTGGCTTTTTCCTTCGCCTCAGCTGCCGCTTTCGCGCCGGCTTCAGCGTCCGCTTTTTCCTGCGCTTCAGCAGCAGCTTTTGCTTTGGCCTCTTCTTCAGCCTTCGCAAGCGCTTCAGCTTTTTCCTTCGCCTCCGCTGCCGCTTTCTCCGCTGCGCTGTCATCCACCTCACTTGCATAACCCAGCTTAATCAGCTCGCGACCGTGCTGTTCGGTGGTCTCAATGGTGTTGCCTTCGGACACGACCGTGCCGCCGAAGTAAGTCGGTTTAATCAGAAGCAGTTTCATATGTGACTCCCGGGAAAGCGGCCCTGAGGCCGCTACCATGACTAACCAGCTGCAGGAGCCGGAGCGGTGAATGAACCGTAAACGAACGCTTCAGGACGCTTAACGGCCAGCGCCAGACGCTCTTCGCAACGGATTGAGATCATATTTTTCTCAAAGTCGTCGGCGTTTTCGGTGGAGATAACCACGTTGGCATCTTCGCGGTCAAAAATCTGCGCACCAGCATTGAATGCTCCTGTCAGGAATTTACCTTGGAAAGCAGCCGCTTCGGTCGCGACAACCGGCAGCCCCCACAGAGTAGGACCTGTCAGCGCTGCCGGGTTCGCCAGAATATAACGGCCCAGCGAATCCTTGGTCAGCTCGATCTTCGCCCAGTCAATGAAGTGCAGAACATGGCCTGACGCCGGGAAACGCGCCAACTGCGCCTGCAGCATTGCCAGACGCAGGTCATCAATGCCGCTCTGGTTCGCCACACTGAAGGCTGCAGCGTATTCCGACGCCTGAGGCACGATGCCATTCAGGTGTGTACCGGTGCCGTCACCGAACAGAATTTCCTGCTCTTCAACGTACTTCAGGCCGTAGCGCAGTTCAGCGTCAATCGTCGATTGCAGCTGCGGCATGTCGTCCAAAATCTGCTTGGCAGCCTTGAACAGATGCGCGATGGTGCGTACCGGCGTGATTTTTTCCGCGAAGGTGATGTCGCTGTACGGTTTGGTGGTGTTCTCTGCGACGGTCGCAGCCTTGTTGGTGAAACCGGTCTGCTGCACCCAGTAGATGGTGTTGGACTCAGTACGTCCCGGGGCGATCAGGTCGCGGATAAAAAGACGCTGTTTTGGCTGCTGGTCGATGCCTGGCAGACGGTCAGGCGCCACAATCTGGCCCGGCACGTTGACGGACAGTAGTGCAGCCTTAACCGGAATGCTCAGGCGCTTATTGCCTTCAATGCTCGCTGAAAAAGCTTTGAGAGCTTCGGAAGAGACAACCTGGCCACCCACGGTTTCGATAACGCTTTTTGCATTTGCAAGCGGCATCTGCGCAACATGCTGCTCCAAATCGCCCAGCGCCGCTTTCAGCGTCTTTTCAGCTTCGCGCATGGCGTTAAGCTCACTTGCCATCTTATCGACAGCCGCTTTAGTTTCTGCAGACAACGTGCCTGATTTTTTCGCCTCAGACAACGCTTCTTCAGCCTTGGCGTTAAACTTACCGCTGGCTTCATTGATGCTGGCAGTAACCTGCTTCAGTACTTCATTTACTTCAGACATTTTTAGTCCTTATTTGCCGAACGCGGCCAGCGCGTTTTTAAGTTGTGCAATATTTTCGGGGTTGATTTCGTCGGTAGCGCCCGGCATACCTTCAGGGTTGGCAGCAGCGCCTGGCTTGCCGCCGGTTAATGCTTTAAGAAGCTTTCGCCGCTCGGAGCGTGGCGCATCGGTTTTTGCCAGCATGGCGTCCAGCTTGCGCAGCGCAGCCGCCGGACTGTCGTCGCCGTCAGAAATCTCATCTGCCGCCAGCAGGCGATCCGCAAAACCTTTTTCAACCGCATCGCTGCCGCCGATATAGGTTTCAGCATTCATCATCGCGTCGATGGTGGTGGCATCCAGACCGGTACGCGCGCCATAGATATCGTTCATGGCCTTATCAAAAGGCACCATGTCGGCCGCAATCTGCTGCAGGTCGTGACGGTTGCCCATCGCATACACCCAGCAGTTATGGATCATCAGGAAAGCACCCCGACCAATCTGGACCTCATCACCAGCCATCGCGATAATCGAGGCAGCAGAAGCAGCGAGGCCCAGCACTTTAACGGTGACTTTCCCTTCGTATTCACGCAGCAGGTTGTAAATCGCCAGGCCTTCAAACATGTCGCCGCCGGGCGAATTGATATTCACCGTCACGTCAGCACCGCCGATTGAGCGGAGCGCCGCCGCGATGCGGCTGGCGGTAACGCCGTCGCCGTACCAGTCAGCGCCAATTACGTCGAACACGGAAATGCTGTTTTCATCACTCTTTGCGGCTTTTATACCGCCGTTCCAGCGCTCCATTGCAGAGGACGGCAAGTCGCGATTTTCGCGCGCAAAAGGCCGCCCCTCCGGCGCTGCCGGAAGACTTTTTACTGTCATTGGGGTTGCTCCTAAGCCGCCTGTTTAAGCGGTGATTGTTCGATGGGAATGTCCGGGAAAACCGCGTCGTGAACTTCGCGCAGCAGCTTAGCGTTTACGGCCTGGCTGTTTTTGCGCAAATCCTCAAGCGGTGTAAGGTTGAGCTGTACGGTATAGATATCACCGCCCTCAATCGGCGGCAGGTTCTCCAGGCGGCGTACGTCATTGCGGGACATCCAGCCGTTCTGCAGCGCCGTGGTGTAATAGGCCGCACGCCCGGCACTGTCAGCACGCAGCAGGCCTTCAACAGAGAACTCAGCAAACAGGTCTTCATCCCCGTTAAGCAGGCAGCGTGAGATCTCCTGCTCGATGTTCACCAGCATCGGGCGCAGCGTATTGGTCAGGAACAGCAGGTTCATACCTTCAACGCTTGATGCCCAGCTGCTCTGCTTGTTTACATGCCCCACCATAAATGGCGGCACGCGGAACCAGCGGCAGATTTCCTCGATACTGAATGATCGCGACTCCAGCATCTGGGCATCTTCAGGGTTAAGGGTGATGCCCTGATAGGACATGTCACCTTCGAGCACCATCACCTTGCCGGCATTTTTTGAACCAACGAACCGGTTAAGGTTTTCGCGGTTTTTCTGTCGCTGCTCTTTTGTGAGCAGATTCTTCGACAGGAAGAAGCCGGAAGTCTGAATGCCATTTTCGAATATTTTGGCGGCAGATTCTTCAACCGCCATTGCCGCGCCGAACACGTCACGCCCGGTGCGCATCGGCATCATTCCGCAGACGCCATCCAGACCAAAGCCCCGGATGTGCATCATATTTTTAACCGGGATGATGCGCGGCACGCCCTTCTCGGTGTAGGTGTACTGCAGCTCGCCACTGTCCAGCCTCTCCACCTTCATACACTGAGGGAGCAGCGGCACCAGAGAGACCAGCTTGGTGCCGATCATCTTTTTCTCAACATATGCATTGCCGCGCAGGCAGATGCTGGCGACCACCATCAGCATAAAGCGCGATGGCGTCATTTCGCTGTTCGGACGGCGGCACAGCAACTGATAGGCCGGATGGTTGAGCGCCAGCTTGCGTGAACCGTCAGCGGACCGTTCGTAAACCTTCATAGGGAGGGTTGAAACCGACTCGCTAAGCAGGCGCACACAGGCCCAGACAGATGCCAGCGCCAGCGCTTTCTCTGCCGTTACGACCTTGCCGCTGCTGCTTGCGCCGTACCACTCCTGCCAGAAAGCGGCGTCATTAAGTCCGATCGATTCACCGAGCCAGTTAACGATCGCGCTCTTGATGCGACCCGGCTGTTTTTTTTCCTTCATCAGATACCTACCATGATCGGGTCATCAAAAAAGTCATCAGGATCGCCGCTGTCCACCAGCACTGCATCCTCTGCTGCACCAATCGCCATAGCGGAAGCCACCACACCATCGATGCGGCCGGTACTTTTCTTTTTGGCAAATATGCGGTTGTCCTTCTGGTCTGCCTCAAGTACCGCAGAGGCGGCATTCCAGCGCAGGCAGGGATTAGGCCGGATAACCAGCACCCGGTTATTAAGATGCTCCTCAAACAGTTCGATAGAGCGCGGCATCCACAGCCCGGACTCCTGAGCCTTGTAAAAGCCCTGACCGTGCGGAACAAGGTCAACGCTCACAGACTCGCTTTCCAGCTCGGGCTCCAGATACTTAATGCGGTACTGGTCAAACGCGATGCATTTAATATCGTATCTGGCCGCAAGCTCACCGATGCGAACCGCGACAAAACCGTAGTTGACCGCCTTGCCCGGCGGCGCGTGAATAAAGCCGTTACGCAGCCAGGCATCATAGGGAACGTGGTCAGTTTTGGCGCGTTCAAGTAGAGAGTCTTTAGGCGTCCAGAATTCAACTAAAAGCTTTTTAGATTTCGGAAAGTAAAGCGCCAAGGCCGTCAGGTCGCGGGAGCCTGACAGGTCCAGCCCGCCGTAGCACTCCTCACCCGCCAAATCCTCCGGGTTAAAGTCCTGTTCGCAGTTCATCCAGGTGTCGCTGTCAATCCATGGATCGGACGCTTCCACCCACTGGCAGAAGTTCAGGCGGCGGACGATGCTCTCTTTTGACGGCATGCCGCGTGCCTGCGTCACCTGCTCCCGCAGATACTTATCCGTGAAGGTCTGGCCCAGCGACGGGTTAGCTTTACCCCAGCAGGATTCATCCTTAAACGGGTCGTCGCCCTCATCCAGCGAACAGATGAAGCTGAAAAAGCTGTCATCCTCCAGATCACCGGCGGCAACCTTGCGACCGTATTCATGGTACTCATAACAGACGCTGGTTTTATCGTGTCCGCTGTTGGTGATCAGGAACATCAGCGCCTGACGGCGACCTTTTGTACCGGCACGCATCATCTCAACAACGGCATTTGTTTTGTGCTCGTGAACTTCGTCAATCAGTGCGCCGTGCGGGCGCGGTCCTGACTGACCATCATCGGAGCTGATCGGCTTGAAAAAAGAGCCTGTTTGTAGAAATGCAAGGTTCCATACGTTCAGGCCGGTACCGGATTTAGTGATGCGCTGCGCCAGCGCGGGCGACTGATCGACCATCGTCACCGCGTCGCGGAACAGGATCATGGCCTGGTCTTTTTTTGTGGCCGCCGCGTAAACTTCGGCGCGCGGCTCTTTGTCAGCCATCAGCAGATAGAGACCAACTCCGCCGGCCAGTGGCGATTTACCCGAGCCCTTACCGGACTCGATATAGCTCATGCGGAAGCGGCGCGTTCCGTCTTCCGACTTCCATCCGAACAGCGAGCCAACAATAAAGCACTGCCACGGCAGCAGGATGAAAGGCTTTCCCTCATGCTCACCGCCGTTGAGCTTCAGAACCTGAGCGAAGAAATTAACGACGCGCGTAACAGCTTCAACATCCCAGAACAGTCCACGCTTTGGCCCCTCTTCCAGATCACGGAGGTGGCGGGCGCATGCCGCGCGGATGTCTGGCCCGGCAATAACCGCGCCGCTGGTTACGTCCATTGCATACTGCGTAGCCGGGTCAACCGAAGAACTGGTTGAGCGGGTCTTCTTCTTTTTCTCCACCATTCACGTTCACCTTTGACCGGGCAGCCGGAGTCAGGCCGAACTCTACCAGGTAGCTTTTGAATCGCCGGTCTGCATCAGCCAGCATTGAAACAGCCGGATTGGCCTTTATCAGAAATCCACCTTCGGTCTGGACCGTGTAGGTTCTGCCCTCATCAGCAATAGTGATCCGCAGCTGAAGAATGTCAGCGTAGATATCACAGAGCCTTTCCAGCGCGAGAACATCGGCGACAGTTAGTACGCCCATTCCATCGAGCAGAACGGTCAGTTTTCCCCACGCCACCTTCCCCCAGTCGGTGAGATGTGCCGGCGGGCTCGGGATTTCTCTTGCGGGTGAAGGTTCTTTGTCGTTGAGTTTTCGCTTGCCCGGATTGCCGGTAACGACCTTAAGGTGGGTCGGTTTTGGTCGTCTACCGGCCATAAAAACCTCCCAGAAAAAAACTTTTCATTTCGCGGTTGTGCATAAAAAGGGGGGCGGGCGGTCAGGAAGGCGCTGGCCCCTGAACTTTCAACCCGCCCTCCCCTGCCGTAATTGATAATGATTATCATTTGATGATGAGGTATATTGATGCCTGATGATGATAGTTTTTCTCATTTGCGCCAATGGCTTGATGGGTCGAGCGGCATGCCGTTCTCATCGCATCCAATGACGTGACCGCGCTTCTCTTCCCGCTGCTTTGTCGAGTCATGATGCTGCTTACACAGCGGTTGCCAGTTGGCTTTGTCCCAGAAGAGTTTCTGAGCCTTTGCTATCTCATTCTGCTTGCCACCGCTGATTGCTTCTTTCAGCCTATGCGGCTTGATGTGGTCAACTACAGCTGCTGCAACTGCTCTGCCCTGTCGGTGGCACATTGCACAGAGAGGATGAGACTTGAGGAATGACAGTCTAGCTTTGTCCCAGCGGCTGTTATAGATGCGAGGATCGGACATATTCACTCCAATAAAAAACCGCCCGGAGGCGGCTAATATCATTCTTTTTTAGGCAAAGGCATCCATCGGATAACTTCATAATGTGAATGATGTACGGTACCTACAAAACCGAAGACCGCGTGCTTGAACTGCCCGAACGGGTCAATACACCCAATTGCTATACCCTTATCGGTATCAAGTATTACCATTTCGAAAGCCTTCGGCTTGCCATCAGCAATGTTTATCCATTCCATCTTTAACCCCTTTCGTTTGATGAGTTCACAAAGTATCAGACGAAGTGAAAGGGATGAAATCAGTAACAAGTGCCGCAACGCTTCACAGCGTGGCTAACCATTATCCTTTGTCGGAGAATTCCAAGTCTGTTAGGTCAGCAGGATCAATGCTGATGGCGTTATATTGAAGGTTCCCTGATTACTAGGATTTTCAAATGTCACCAACACAACTTCAGCTTGCAGCAACTGTAATTGGACTTTTCGGAACGTTGCTGATGTTTTTTAACAGCCATTCGCTGGCGCCATACGAATCTTCCATGTTCGGTAGCGATGAAATCATGGAGCACGACAGGCTCGTTGAGAGAAAAAACAAACGAATGCTTTTTTTGCAAAGGGTCGGTGTGGGGCTGCTAACCCTTAGTTTTATGCTTCAACTGGCTTCCTACGCACTTTGATTATCATCATCGGGCGCACTACTTAAATGCGCCCTGTAATGATCACTTCAGGCATTGCTCGTTGATGTACTGCTGCAACCCGGCTATTTGCTTTCCTGCGAGTTCGATTCGACTTCTGAGGGTGAAATAATCCCGTTCAGCGGAGTCATTAAGTCCGGGCCGGGCCGCATCATCCATGCCGGCGGCTCCGGAGGCGGATTGCTTCTTGCAGGTGGCGTTGAGCTGCAGCCGACGCTTGCCAGTAGCAACGTCGTCATGCAGCTGATCGATAGTTGCCTGAGCATCGGCTAATTCCTTTGTGTATTTGGCATCAAGCGCGGCAACATCACGCTGGCGTACCTGCATATCATCAATCGTCTGTTGCCGTTCTGTAGCCAGGCTGTCAGCAGTGACGTATTTACCGTGGTAGAAATTAGCAACCCGGCATACAACTACCAATACCACCAGCAGCAGGCCAATAATCAGCGCTCGCCAGCTAAATGTCATTGGGACCATCCGCCAGGCACATTGAACGCTCCATATCGCGGCGGTTCATCAGGCCACGAAATTTCATACCACCCGCATACACCCAGCGGCGAAGCTCTTCGCATGCACCGTCCTGATTGCCTGCGTTAAGTTTCTTCAGCAGTGTCGATTTAGAAAACGCTCCGGAACCTACGTTGTAGGTGAAACTGTAAAGCGCAGCGCGCTGGTATTCATTCAGCGGCACCTTAACCAGGCTATCGACCGCTTTCTTTACTGGCTGCAGGTCGCTCCAAAGCAGGCGGTCGCATTCGCGGTCGGTATACTTCTTGCCTTTGATGATGTCGTTTCCCGTATGTCCATCACAGACAGTCCAGACACCAGCCACATCTTTGTAGGGGTCGTGAACGCGCCCTTCTACACCATCCTTGCCACCAATAAAAAGCGAGGCAATAAGCATGGAGCCGCCGCCTGCTGCGGCAATGAGCTTGTTACGCATGCTGGCTGACATTGCCATATTTATTCTTCTCCCAGCTTATCGGACGGGATGTAGCCGCGCTGCTCCAGCGCCCTTATCTGAGCGAGAGAAACTTTTCGCTTAAAATACGCGTTGATAGCAAACGTCATCAGAGCCAGAACGATACCGGCTATAACGCCTACCGCACTCCATTCATCCGGGCTGAGTCGCGTAAGCACGCCATTGGCTACAGCCGAACCTGCCGCACCGTATGCCGCTCCTGATGCTAGTTTGCTCATTTGGTTGATACTCATCTTCACCTCCGTGGTTACGGGCGGTGCTGTCTGTAGTCAAAGAGAAATGCGCCTCAGCCACATCGGTTAAGGTTCAGCTTGAGTTGATTGGCCGGGCGCAAAAACGAAAAAGGCCCGCCGAAGCGAGCCCTAATATTTGAATACCCTGACGCAAAACGCGGTAACAGCCTTGCCCGTCGGCAACAGGGTAAATCTTGCTGTATTTATCACAATATGAAAGGCGCTACAGGTTTGCAGTCCCGGACAGCGCGGATAAACCGCCTGCGCTCAGCGCCTTTGGTATTGTGTGGAAATAAAAACCCCACCGGGCGGCGGGGCTTACTGATGATGGTAGTGAGCGTCGTGTACAGAAAGCCCACTATGGGAAAGATATTAATCCATTTTGCGACAAAATCAATACTTTTATTCACTCACATGAATAATCAGTATCGAGTCACTGAATTGAAGGCTGCGTCTGCATGGCTCTCTTCAATCTCCAGCTTTGACACCAGCACATCGAAAAACGGTTTCCAATTGCGTTCCCATGTCCTGATGTGTAGGTCCGGCACGATCAAACTGACGACTTTATAAGCCTTGCTCGATGGTTTGCGCCTGAACCCCTTACCGCTGCAACGATCGCACTCTTTCTCTACCGGGCATCCGCTGAGCTTTGACTGCTCAAGGTCACGGACGCGGCCAGTTCCGTTGCAACGACAGCGCGCGCTGATGAATCCTTTCCCGTGACATGTCACGCACTGATGCTCTGTTGTCTCGAGTCGGTATTTAGGCGGGGTATTTTCGCCGCAGCCAGGATGAACCATCACATTAGCCAGACCATTGGTAATGCCTCGGCCATCACAATCAGAACAGGTGTGCTGAGAAGCAGCGGAGCGGGTATATTCTTCAAAGGCGAGCTTGCACATCACGGTCAGGCAAGGAAGCAACTTAGCGCCTGCACCTTTGATTATCAGGCGGGGAACCGAGCTACGCGCATAAGCCAGTAAATAATTAACTGCGCGCGTTTTGTCCTCTTCGCCCAGCCCTGCTTTAGCCAGGACGGCCGCCACCCCTAACGGAGATTTTGACTGACACATGCCGAAGGCGCCCATCACGTCAGTACCCGTCAGCGCTTCAGATGCCGTAGCGCGCGAGGTATCGCTGATGTTCATAGTCTTTGGGCTGAAATGCTTTAACGCCGATTCAATTTTCATGCTAATCCTTCTCCACACCCTTTATTTTTTATCTGCCCCGATAACGCCGACTGCAATCGCGTGATCGAGGAACCTGAACAGCAGCTCAATCTGGCTGCCATATTTGCTTTCAAACTCCCTCATGTCCCGATGCAGCTCATCGTGATGCGCTCTGCAAAGCGGTATCACAAATAGGTCATGTGCCTTCGTCCCAATTCCTCCCTGACCGTGCCCGATGATGTGGTGCGGATCGTCTGCCTGCTTACCGCAGCAGACGCACTTTTGCGCCTTTACCCAGCGCGTATACTTCTCGCTTTCCCAGCGCTTACGCTTTGGACGAAGCATAAACGATTCCGGAGACTCCGGGTCTGCCACCAGAGTGATAACCTTCTTCACGACTTCCCCGGCCTCTTGCAAAACCTCCCGGCCTGGGCGCTCTGGGGTAATCAGTGACTCCTTAAGCGTACCGGTTGCCACCTGCTCCGCCTTCATCTTCAGAACGCGGCGCGCCGGCGCTTCGGGTACCAGGTCGATTACGTCTTTGATGGATGCCCACCAGCACAGTTCGGGCAAGGTTAGAGTGTGGTTAGCATGTAGGCCCATATCGAGACAGGCGCTGTGAATGATCCACGCGGCGACGTTCGCTGCAGCAACCTCCTCCATTTCGCCTGATACGCCGTTATTGCGCAGCTTGTTGTCATGGTGATAACAGAGCGACAGCACGCCGTCTTCTGTTTCAAGCGTTGTCATTTCGTGGAAGTGGAAGCCGTCGCCGTCATCGCACTGGCATGCGTTAATCATGGCTACCCAGACAGTAAGATCGGAAAAGCCACCAGCGGCGGCAATAACGCGCTCATGGCGGAAGAAGGAATTCAGTAGCGGATCATCCAGCAAGGGCTGATTGCCATCGTTGATTTTCCCTGACGGCAGGTCAGCCATATCACCAGTCGGCGTGCTGATGAGTACGCGACCACGAAACAGGCTCATCAGTTCTGAGCCAGGCTTAAACAGGACTATCCCCGTGCGCGGCGCCACATCCGGTGTAAGTAGTGCTCTCATCAGTACCTCAGCGCGTCGCTTCGAGCAGACGAAGCAGCTCAGGGAATCGTGACTCGAAGAAATGCGGCTGCGTCTCGCGGGGATTCATCGGGCTGGTGATGTTCTTCCCATACATGCATCCCTTAGCAGTAAGCGACCAGAACCGTTTAACGCCATTTGTGCTGGATCGGCTCGGACGTGTCTTCTGCTCAGTGATGCCCAGCTTAGCCATGTGCTGATACGCCTGGCTCGCAGTGATGCGGATATTGTGTGTTTTGAGTAACTGGCTGAGTGACTGTGTCGGGCGGCTCGAGCCATCTACGGCATCGGCAGGTGCGTCAATCGCATAGTGAGGCATCAGGTCTGGTAGCCCCGCTACCTGCTGAAGTTTCTGGTAAGCGCCCAGCTTCGACGAATTGGAGAGATTTAGTGTTTTGGCTGCCGACTCCAGCAGGATCACCCCGGCCTGTATGCGGTCGGAGAAAGACGGAGCATTGTTTTGTACCTGACTAGTTACGGAATCAAAGGTCCGAATGACCTTGAGATGAAATGAAGGGCTAATCCACATGGCATACGCATAGACGAGTTCTTTGCACACATAAGTACCCTGAACTTTTCCGCCGCGAATGGTCGTTACGGGAATCCCCGTATCGCTCAATTCCTCTACAAGCTCCGCTGTCTGCTTAAGTCGAAGCCAATCATGCGGGTCATTGCGTCTTGCTGCGCCAGCTGCTTTATGCAGATTGTTCAGGCAGTAACGCCCGTCCTGGTCCCGACGTACGAAAACCTGATCAATCACTAAAAGTTGATTCATTCGTTCTCTCCACACCCTTTGTTTTATCCGGCCCCGCCCCCTCATCTGCAAATGAACGGGACCAACCTTTGCCGGTAGCGTCTGCAAACGCTGACCGACAGAACCATCATAGTGGTTCGAGAAAAAAATTCACGATTTAAGTGCATTCATTCCGTTCAGATATTCTGAACAGCTGGGTTCGAACCATTGTCAACCATTAACTAAAACGTGATGATTCCATTCCTGAAGTGAACCCCATATCCATCCCATAAGTAGATTGGATCTTGGACTTATACGCACTTGGCGTTTATGGAGTGCATGATAGTTTTTGTTCTGTGAAGCAAAAAAAAGAGAGAGTGCTAGTGCTTAGACATAACCTACAAGCTTCAAAACGAGAATTGGCTAGTTTCGTCACTTATCAAAAAGTGCTAAATTTTTTGAATCATAATGTCACCCAATGTGTGAATTTTCTTTCAACTAGTACCGTTTATAAAAAAACTTAAAACAAGCACATTTGAGTTTTAAAAATTTTATCAGCGTAAAATTAATGCAAAAGCCCAGTTTACTTGAAAAAAAAGCCAACTAACGTTCAGTTTTTTCAAGTTATAAGCTGTTACTTTATTTCATATCAAGCAAAAGATGGGATTAAAAGCATCTATGACATAGGCTTTCCATGAAACAACCTCACCTTTCACTTTAGCATGACTCATATATTTTATAAAAAAAACATTTGTATAACCATGATGCATACTGGAAAATGCACGCATATTAACAGAGGGAACTTTAATATGAATCAGGACTTGAAGGTTGGTGCATTAGCAGTCTTAGGTGCTTTTCTTCTTTTAGGTGGAGTTAACGCGCATTCAAAGAATAAAAGCAGAACAGAAGAGAGAAGCATTTGCGCACATATAAACACAAGTGTTGCAGTTTCTAAAGTAGAAAAAGACCTTCTTGCCAGACATCAATCCAGCTTGTTTGGAAAAAAAGTCATTAATATTGACTCTATCCTTTTTCATAACGAAACCATTGGCAGACAGGGCACGCGGGTTATCGTACCTTTTACTATTACACGCACCCGAGATCAAAGTGAATATGAGGCAGAAGTCAGATGCTCTGACTTAAGCATCATTGAATACAGAAAAATATGATATCTCTAAAAAATTAAACAGAGCGCGAGCAACTGCAATTACTCTAAGTTTAATGCGCCGCTTCAAACTTGGGTCTGTTGATGACTCACACAGCAAACAGGCAACAACATGTTAAAACCATTGAAATATTATGTTGGTAAAGAAAAGGGCAGCACCTTAAAGTTGCATTGTGAAGATTGCACGAGTTTACCCAGCCCAGAATGTCGCATTTTTATCGGCAGTTTTTATACGCCTAACCAGGCATTTTCTGTAGCGTCCAGGCGATGTACTCGTCTAGAATATTGCCCCCTTTGCCAAGATGAATCAAAACACTTTATAAATGATGAAGATTATCTCCCATTTTTACGGTATGACCATTCCATTTCATTAAAGAAAGGTCAAAGAATCCTAAAGGCAGTACGGCATTCACCCGCTGGGAGTAAGAAAATTTAATTTATCACTTACACCTAAGCATAATTTATTGCATTGCAACCTGAGGTCTGCAAAAGACCTCAGGCGACAGCATTAATTTTAATTGAGCTGAATATTATTTAAATTCAACCGCTTTTCCTCTCTTGAGGATGCGTTTAAACTTGAATTCTTTTCACGTAAAAATTAGGTATTGTTCAGTTTCACATCCATACTGAAACACCACCGGTTATCATGCATTGGCTGAAAAAAGTAGAATCCACTTTATCCAATTTCTCCTATATCTGGAATTCTCATCTGCCCTACCAGTTCGGCGACGGCGGCGCGCAGCATGCGGATGTTGTCCCAGTTTGATCTGTCCGTCCGCTCTACCAGCGCGATAAACTCTGCCATTGTCATTGCCGTTTCAATGCGGGTTTCAATCTCGACTGAACTGAAGCGGTTAAACTTTTCCATTACCTGCGTATCGTCCAGATCGGGATATTGAGCGCACACCCACGCCTTCAGCTCCGCGTTATCCAGCTTTTTCTGCTTCAGGCGCTGTGCTTTGGCAAGCGTCTCCGCCGGCACTACCACTACCGATGGATTATCGAAGGAAGCCGCCGCCCAGGTGTGCGCATATCGGGACTCCTGAAACGGGTAAATGTCTTTGTCGCCAAACATCGCAGCGGCGCAGGCCCACACTTCAATGCCACTTTGCTCAAGGATGCCAGCTCGGGTCAGCGGCATGCTTTCGTCATACTGGTTATCTGCGTTTACGGCAGGCTGCGCCGCGCCGGCGGGAATTCCTGAGCGGTATTCGGTAATGATGGCCATAACTTCTTCAATATGGCTCAGGTCGATAAGCAGCGCGCCTTTCCCCTCTTCGGCTTCGCCTTTCTGAGCGTCACACAGCAGTTCCACCAGGCGACGGGCGCGGGCAGCGCTGAACTGAGGCATTGCATCGGCTTTGGTCAGCTTCTTCTTACCGGTCGCCTTAGCCTTATCCAGCTGCGTTCTGGCTACACTCCCAGCCTTCACCCCATGCTCACGCACCAGCGCCACTGCAGTAGTCGCCGCGACCTCTTTGTTTTTCACCATGGCGATCAGCTCGTCACCAGATGTCAGAAGTTGCAGGTGATGCTCCACATCAGCGATAGAGCGCTTCACCTTCTTCGCTATCTCTGCCGGTTCCATGCCCTGATTACTCATGCGCTGGTATGCTGCTGCGCGCTCCAGCGGTTCCAGCGCGCGGCCTTGGCTGCTCGTGACCATGAAGGCGATGCGATCGGCTTCAGACCCTACGAAATCTTTGCACTCCAGGCGAATGTCATACCCCGCTTCTTTCGCCAGCAGAGCGCCGTGGTAACGGTGATGACCGTCGATAATCTTGATGCCCTGCTCAGTGACCTGAACAGCGAGCGGAGGCACATGCTCGCCGGCAATGAAGGCATCGCGGAATTCTTCGACGTAGGTCTGGTCAATTTCTCGAATGTTGTAACCACTTTCGACATACAGCTCATCGACGCCCAGCAGGTAAGTTTTGCGGGTGGTGATGTTGGTTTCTGTCTTCGCTTTATTGTCGTAGATTCTTGCTAAGTTTGTCATTTGGTTTCCAGCTCCCAAGCCAGGGTAACGATCAGCGCGGCGATCATCAGGGCCGCAGTGCGAATGCTTCGGTAAAAAATCACGTTGCGCTCGTAATGGCGCAGTACACGGGCTTTCATCAGATGCCACCCCATGCGTCGGCGCTCGGCTTCGGCCTCAAGGCTTTTGCCCTCTGCATGCACATCCGGCGGCGCGCTACAGCCTGATCACGGAAGCGAGGTTTAGCCGTTGCGTCCATCGCGCTCAGCCAGACCGTTGCCGCGCGGCTCCAGCAGTTGCGAGCCTGAAGAGACATAGCCAGCTTGCTCAGGCGCGCGTATTCGGCGTCTACAGCTGTTGCCTCTTCAACCCGGTAGTAACGGAATTTCACGTCCAGGTAGACTTCGCCCATTGCCACCAGCGTTTTTCCTGCTTCGCGTACCGTTCTCACGTTCGCATTCATCCCCTTCGCCAGTTCGGAAGCCGTCAGGCCCGGATGCTCTACCAGGTACGCCAGAATCATTTGCTCAGTATTCATCGTTGCGTCTCCTGTTAAGCGCTACGGAAGCCATCGGGAATTTCGTAATTAGCGCTGGGCATTTGCATCACATCCCGCTGCCATTTGCCGTTCACGCACGGTGGACGCCCTGATTTGTCCCACTTGGTCGCGGACTGGAGATAGCCAGGGAAGTTCTTGGGAATAAACAGAGTTGCCGGGCGCAGGTACTGAGCCTGCTCCGTGTTCTGCCAGTGGGCATTTTTATAATCGATCACCAGCAACAGTTCGCTGAGCTCACAGCCCTCTGCCAGGCGCGCCCGGATATTCTCCAGGGATGATTTGCAAACCTGAAATTTTGCGCCGGTAGTCAGGTTTAAGTGAGCCAGAACCTTTTTAGCGTGATCTGTCAGTACAACATCCCGGTCGGGTTGCGCAGCAACCTGACAAGAATCCTCTGTTGTAATCTCTGTAGTATTCTCTGTTGTATTCTCTGTAAGAGTGGGACAAGTTGACCCGATGGATGGGGACAATTTGACCTTATCCATAGGGACAGATTGACCTTTTCGATTAGGACAATTTGTCTCACTCGATAAGGACAAATTGTCCTTATCGGTCAGCAAAGGGTTTGCGTAGTTAATTGCGTAATAATTAGTCTGGTCATGCTGTCTTTTTTTGAGCTGCTCAACATGAATCAGGCCCATCTTTTTTAATGAAGAAACTGTTCTTTGTATCGTCTTCCCGGTCCACCATGGGAACTGCTCATTCCAAGCATTAATGCTGTTATAAACCCAGCGTTTGCCGCCATATTCGACGCCAGAATTGGTATCTTCCAGCCAGTAACAAATTTGCTGAAGCACGATTGCTTCATTCAGGCCGATCCGGCACGCCAGTACTGGGCTGATGACTAGCGGCTTTACTTTCAGAAGTAGACTCATGATCGGCACCTACTTCTCTGAAATTGCGCTGAAACTGGTCAAGTGGACTGAAGCACTCACCATGTTCATAGTTGTCGCGCAGGTAGATAACGCGGTTTGTTTCAGGTTCCCAGCGAACGACACGGACGATAACGCCGCGCTTGTCTTTAAACCTTCGGTTGAGCTCGCGCATTTGATTAATCCCAGTTGACGGTGTGACTCACCCACAGCCCACTCTACAAAGCTGTGGTTCACCTCTTCGCTGCATCCGGGTACATTAAGCACATACCGCAGCGGCTCCTGATTGAAACGGCCACCAGCCGACGGCAGGCACCTAAATTGCGGAACAGGATGGAATCTGTTTAAATTGACCATGCGATTATTTCTCCACACCAAGTGATTTGGTCGCAACTGAACGCTCCGGGCTGCAACCTGGGGCGTTCGCCTTATCTGGCGGGCAAAAAACGCGATACAGCAGCGTCAGATGTTCCTGCCACTTAGCCATTACCTGATAGCTGTTCTCCTCAATCTGCTCCCTTTCTGCCGCATCAATCACGCCATCCTCTGTGGCTTTACGCAGATAGGAAGAATGTTTGCCGATCCACTCAACCGACTCCATCAGCCGCTCGTTGATGTCGGCGTTTTCAACATCCTCGATTTCCACCATGGGGACGTTAACGCTGTTAGACTGTCGCGACACGGCATCGGCGATGTATTTGGTACCACTGGCCTGTTGAAGCACCATTGCCCAGCCCATCGGGAATATCTGATCACCCTCAAGGCGCAGCCTGTTAAACAGCGCGTTCTCGGTGATGCCAAGCCATTCAGCTGCTTCCGCATAACCGCCAGGCATGCTGGTAATGGTTTTACGGATTGCGGCGACAAGCCAGGCTGGTTGCTTTTCTATTTGCCAGTCAGGTTTACCCACGGCTAAGCCCTCTCTACTGTGGTTTCGCTACGGATGGCGTAGCTGTTAAAGTCTCGGTGCTGGTCAGGTAGCGCTGGGGATAAAGAATTTCCAGCTCGCTGATCTCGCCTTTAAAAAACAAAGCCAGGCGCTCTGCTACATCCAGTGATGCCACCTGCAGCCCGCGTTCAATGCGGCTCAGGTTGCCTACATCCAGATGGATGGCGCCGGCTACTTCACTTAGTGTTCTTCCTTGCGACTTACGCAAGTTTCGTAACGGTGAAGACATTTTTAACCCCCCTTAGTTGCGTAATTCGCATATTATTTCATGCTAGCGGATTGCGCAAGTTAATTTGCGTTTCATGCAAACCAGCCATTAAATAGGCACATGAACATAGGAAATCGAATCAGAGAACTGCGGCTTGCGCGCGGGCTGACAATGAACGATCTGGCTGATGCCGTAGGCGTCGACCAGGCAAACATTTCACGCCTTGAGACAGGAAAGCAAAAATCCTTTACCGAGCAATCGCTTAATAAAATAGCCAATGCGCTAAATGTGAGCCTCGGTGAATTATTTATTCCCTCCGATCCAAATAATACTGTATATAATAACAGTAAGGATATGGTTAAGGTTATACAAGGGGGGGATGTGTATCGTGTGGATTTGCTTGATGTAAATGTAAGTGCTGGCCCAGGAGCCTTTGTTGGTAGTGACATTATCGATGTCATTCGCTCTATTGAGTACAACACTGAGCACGCCAAGAACTTCTTCGGCGGTAAGCCTGCGACTACGGTCAAGATGGTTAATGTCCGCGGTGACAGTATGTCGGGCACTATCGAGCCAGGAGATCTGGTTTTTGTGGATGTTTCAATAAATCAGTTTGATGGCGATGGTATTTATGTGTTTGGTTTCGATGGAAAAATTCACATAAAGCGCCTACAGATGGTTCCCGATAAAATCGTCGTCATTTCTGACAATACCCGATATCGTGACTGGTTCATTGATGAGTCGAATGAGCACCGTTTTTATATTTTTGGCAAGGTCATGATCAGCCAGTCGCAATCCTTCAAACGACACGGCTAACCCCTCCTTTTTAAGCTTATCAAGCCCGGTCCTGCCGGGATTTTTTGCGTCTTTTGCATTCCTATTTTGCAAATAACGCATTTTAACGCTTGCGTTATATGCATATTGGATTTATTGTTTCTCGCATCAGCGGTTATTTATGGATTTCGAGATGAGAATGGTCAAGAACATGAGCAACACCAAGCTTTGGGACTTGATCACTTTTCTGCGCCTGTTTCCGGATGCTGAGTTGGTTTGCGATGGGGATATGGGGATCGTGCTGTTGGAGTGCTGTGTCGATAGCCCGGCAGAAAAGCCGGTTTTTTGATAGATGACGCTGTGTTGTTTGGCGGTTTCTTCAGTTCGCAATCTGATTTAACTGCCCTCTTTTTCACAACGAAAAGGGCGTTTGCAAAGCGGGTGCTTTCGAGCGCTTTAGAGACGTGGAGTGAATGCCCTTCTCGTTGTGGAGATACAGGTAATGCGGAACAGTTCGGCGCTGAGCGCCAGCATGGCCTACAGGAACCCATGGAACGGCGGGGAATCGCATAGGCCTATGAACACAACAAGCGGGGGCAGCACCGTAAAAGCCTGACAGTTCGTAAACCACGTGATTGCGTATTACCCGAACCAAGCTGGCTGGGAGGTCAGCACACAACAGGTAAGAGCATTGTTGGAACAACTGTCCATGGGAGCCACCATCATTGGCTGTCAGCCAAAGTGCTCTTTCCGTTGTGGTGAATGCGGCTAGCGCACGCGGAGAGCTGGCATCGTGATTTTCGTGCGATGCTCCGAGTTTAAAGGTCACCGCTCTGGAGTTCGCCAGCTTGGCCAGAGCACCGGGAGGCACCCGGCACCACAATACCCTTCGATGTTTCGGTGTGGAGAAATCAGGCTGTGGGTTATTGCAGTAACCCACCAGCCCTTTAAGCGAATCCCTCAGTTTTTTATTGCCGTCACTGGCAAGGGATTCATGTAATCAAAAATCGTGTGGAGAATATATGCAGCAGCCAAATGACGACATCAAGGTCGGGATCATCATCTTCCCCTACTCCAGCATTTTGAAGGGATGGATAGCCCCAGACGGTGAACTGGTTAAAAACCCGATTAAAGTTCAGCGCATGGCTGAAGAAATGTACCGCAACATTACCATCCACTGAGGCGCCCAACATGCTCAACGCAAAATCGAATAAAGAGATCGTTGCCGCCGGCCATGCGTTTGCCAAAAACGTGTCAGCTGATACCGGATTGATGGACATGGCCAAGATGGTAAGCGAGCTCGCCACACGTCTCGACGTCGCGAACGCTCGCGCCAGTGTGATGGCAGGCGAAGTCCTGCGCATTAACAGCATCATGCCGGACGCCATCGCTGCGCTGAACGCCACTGGCGACCATATGAGCCTCGTTGCCAATCTAAATGCCGCGATGGTGACACCAGCCGCTAACGAGTGGATTAAGGCTCTCCAGGCTGAAGCAGTCGTGCTGACGCGTAAATACGTCCAGACCATGACCAACCATCAGCAGCCCGGCGTATCTCACGTTATCAACCTCATCTCGCAGCTGGAGATGGACATGCTGCGCGGCAGCGCCGGCAAGGATGATGAGTAATGATACACTATCACGGGGGTCCGATTACACCTGACCTTGCCGCGCTGAAAGCCTGGCGCGGCCGGCACGCCTTTATCTCGTTCGCCCATCCCGAGCAGCTTGGGCTGGCATCTGAAGCTTGCCAGTCATTCGCGCTGGATAACGGCGCGTTTACGGCGTGGAAAGCAGCTGGCCGCAATAAAATCGACTGGGCCGATTATTACGAGTTCGTGGCGCGCTGGAAAAATCATCCAGGCTTCGATTTTGCGATCATCCCCGATGTAATCGACGGCGGAGAAGCGGAGAACGAGGCGCTACTGGATGAGTGGCCGCACGGTGATTTCTACGGCGTTCCAGTGTGGCACATGAACGAAAGTGACGAGCGTTTCATTCGGCTTTGCAACGAGTATCCGCGGGTAGCGATCGGCAGCTGTGGCGAGTATGACGTGAAGCGTCCAAACCTCGCTGTTGCGCGGATGAAAGACCTTATTCGCCACGTGACCGACGCTTACGGACAGCCGATCGCTAAGCTGCATGGTCTGCGCATGCTCAACCCGCAGATATTTACCAAACTACCGCTGGCGAGCGCTGACAGTACAAACGTCGCGCGCAACATCGGTATCGATAAAGCATGGTCTGGCGCATACGCGCCGGCATCCAAAGAAACCCGTGTGGCCTTGTTAGTGGAGCGTATCGAGTCGCATAACAGCCAAGGTTCTCTGATCTATTGCGAACAACGGGACCGCATCTCTCTGCAAATGGCGCTAGAGGTATAGCAATGAGTAACGTTCTAGCCCTGAAATTCAGCAATGCAGAGCCGGACCAGCTGCTCGGGACTCTGTCAGTTGAAGAGGTGATGGAGGTTCTTAAAGAAAGGGTTCGCTCTGAGGTTGAGGAAGAGGTGCGGGGCGACTATCAAGGGCAAATAGATGACCTGGAATGCCAGCTCGATGAGGAAGGCAACTGGATGAGCGATGCCGAAAGTTGGAAATGCGACGCTATCGGGCTTTATCGTGCTATCGAAGCGGCTATTCAGTTGCCATGGTCGGAGGGATTACCGCTTCTGCGTCAGGCAATGGAAGACCATGGACAGGATATCGACTGATGGCCAAATCCCCCGCCGAACGCAAAGCCGCGCAGCGTGCCCGCCAAGCCGCTGCTGGCGGTAAAAAGCTGGAGCTGAAGCTGGATAGTCAGGAAGTCGAGATGCTGGCGCAGAACTGCGCCGCACGCCGGCCCAGTCGCGAGCCGTATGAGCTGAACGAGTACATCACGATGCTTATCCGCAAGGACGCGGCTGAGCTGGCGCAGCAGCTGGAAGCGCTGGCGAAGCGCAAGTGCGGGAAGTGTGGCGATCGGCTGCCGGTCAGCGCGTGCCCCTGCCAGGGTGATTCACAGTGCTGGGCCACCAGCGGCTGGCTTGAGACAAAATTAAACATCACACCGTGA